TGACTACTGGATGGACGACTGGAAGCCAGAATACCACTACTACCAGCGGACTTTCTCGGTGGATGCTGCCGAAAACGTGACTATCAATGACGATCGAATCGAGCTAGAATACTTCGAGGGCTGGAAACCCAAGGCTGATAGCGCCGCTGCTGTTGATGTTGCCGATCCGACCCTCAGCGCCGCAATCGATCAATCCACCGTGAGCGATCAAGTTCAAGACCCGCACGTCTCAACCGATACTCACTCAACCTGTGCCTGCAAGGGAGGAACCATGGTAAACCAGAACGCAAACACGAACTCCGCTCGCCTGTTGGGCGACAACAAGCCTGACGACGACGACAAGAAGAAGGAAGGCGATCAGGCCACTCCTGCGGCTCCTGAAGCCCCTCAACAGCCTGCTCAGCCCTCTACTCCTGTCACCACGACCACGACGACCACCAACACCGTCGAGATCGATCAGGAGGAGCTGAAGACCCTGCGAGCAATGGCCGCGAGGTATCAGGCGCAGGAGAACAAGAAGCGGGACAGCCTGCTCGCAGCTCTGAAGGGTGCGACCAAGTTCAGCGAGGAGCGTCTGAAGCAGATGCCGCTGGACGACCTGACCGTGCTGGCTGAGACGGTGGGTGTGGGTGAGAGCAACAAGCCCAATCGTTCTTTGGACTACTCCGCGTCTCGCTTCATCGGCGAGGGCGAGGACATCTCCACTGACGACGAGAGCAGTGCACCTGTCATGCCGAAGCTCAGCGACCTGATCAAGAATCGTGCAAGCGGCGGTGGTCAGAGCAAGTCCAACTAACCTATTCGTCTAATTATCCAGTAAGCAAATAGGAGGAACGCTAGATGGCAAGTCACGTTATCGCACTCAGAGGTGAACCGATCGTTGATGAGCAGAACGCCGCCAGCGAGGCGATCACCCCTGGCATGCTCTGCCAGCCCAACCTGCCTGCGCTGGGGCAGGTTCGCAAGCACGCCACGGCAGCCGCCAATGCCGCTCCTGTGTTCGCGTTGGAGCGTGATGAGATGGGCAAGACGATCGACACGGCTTATGCGATCGGCGATCGTGTGAAGCTGGGCAGGTTTGCTCCTGGTGATGGCGTCAATGCGCTTGTGGGGGCTGGACAGACCTTGACGGGTGTCGAGTTCCTGGAGTCGGCGGGAGATGGCACGCTGCGAGCTGTTGTCACCGATGCTTCCACCGACGACACCCAGCGTAACGCGATTGTCGCGAGATCTGCCGAGAGCACGGGCGGGGCAACTGCTGGTGTCACGCGGCATCGTGTCGTGATCGTCTAACCCGTCTGACTGCTCGAAACCGAAACATTCGAACTTGACCATAAGAGGGGAGAAAGGATCAAACCAAATGGGTACCGAGGCACTGATCGATACTGGAAGAACGTTTCTCAGCGCTGCTGGTGGGCGCTGGGCTGGTGAGCGACTGCTCCGAGCCATGACTGAGGGGCGCCCACTGTCGCCCGCTGAGCTGAGGTCCTGCGACACTCTCCGTCGTGACGAGTGGATCGAGATCGACACCACGGTTGTTCAGGAAGCTGGGTTGAGACTTCGTGGGGTGGCGGATCTGATCGCTGCTGGGCTGACCAAGGACATCCCCAACGCAATGGGCAAAACCCTGCTCGAATACTCTGGCATCGGGGATATGGACGATGCCGTCGTGTCGATGGACGGTCTGGCTCGTTCTGACAACGATCGTGTCGAGTTTGGGGCCAATAATGTGCCCCTCCCCATAACCCACAAGGATTTCGACATCGGAATCCGCACCCTGGCTGCCTCACGCAATGGGGGCCGTTCTGGCTCAACCGTCCGCGAGGGTCTCGACACCACGCAGATCCGCATCAGCACCCGCAAGGTCTCGGAGATGCTGGAGCGGATGCTGTTCAAGGGTGGTGCGAAGTTCGGCGGGTCTACCATCTACGGCTACACGACCCACCCGCAGCGCAACACTGGCACCTTTGGCACCAACGGCAACTGGCTCCAGGCTGCCAAGACCGGCGACAACATGCTCGCAGATCTGCTGACGATGAAAGCTGCTCTGCTGGCGGACGGGTTCCCTGGGCCGTACTGGCTCTACAGTGGCACCGACTACTCAGTCGTGCTCGATAAGAACTTCGTCGCCAACTATCCCGGCAGCATTCGGGATCGTCTGCTCGCCATCGATGGGCTTCAGAAGATCGAGTTCAGTGATCAGCTCGCGGCTAACACGCTCGTGATGGTCCAGGCCACTCCGGATGTCATTCAGTGGGGCATGGGCGAGGACATCCAGCCCGTGCAGTGGGACATTTATGGAGGGTTTGGGATAGCGTTTAAAGTCTTCGCTATCCAGATCCCCATCATCCGGAGCACTCAGAGTGGCAAGTCTGGCATCTTCCACATGAGCTAACCACGCGAGACTTGAGAGATAGAAGGGAGCAACCAGTCATGGGAACCAGTCAGTACAAGCTTCGAGAAGGTTTCAGGCACTTTGTGTCTGTCACGGATGACAAGGGCGCTGTTGTGTCGAGTCGTCGTATGGAAGCAGGGGAGAACGTTGAGCTGGACGACGACCGCGTGCGTGAGGCTAATCTGCTTGACAGGTTCGAAAAGGTCGAGAGCGAGGACAAAACGGTAGTCAGTGTTCCGCCTGATCCGACCCGCTTCACCCGTTCTGAGAAGTCTGATCATCAAGTCGCGGTCGTGACGGAAGGCGATGGGGACGAGACCGTGCTGAGCGACAGTGACGATGACATCAACGAAGGGGCGCCGACCGAGGGGACGAATCGCGAGCTGGTCAGTGGAGCTGCTCCTGTCACGAGAAGTCCGGCCAGTCCAGGTCCGGCTACTGCTGTAGGGGAGATGACTGTCCCACAGGCAAAGACGCATATCAATTCTCTAGGAACGAAGGCTGAGGTCCGTGCTGTACTGGACTACGAGAAAGCCAATCTCCAGCGGCAGGGTGTGATCACGGCTGCTGAGACGAGAATGCAGCAGCTTGACAAGTGACGCTTGAGACAAGACAAGACAAAGCTCTACAGAACTTGAGGACAAGACATGAGCCACGATGATAATCAGGGAATCAACCCGTCAGGACGTCCGGCCGCGCAGTACATCCCTACGTTCGTCCGCAGATCACCACGTCGCCGAGATGATATCAAAGCTCCGTGCGATCGGATTCAGATCACTGACTTGCGGGACGAGGATGTCAAGGGTGGTAAGGATGGACGGATCAAGATCGAGTTGATCCGCTCACAGTATGACGAGGATGGACAAGCTACCGGCATCGAGGTTGAAGAGTGCTACTTGAGCGGTCCTGGGGAGTCTTTCTACGCGAGCAATGCTCAGACAGGCAAGACGGTGCAGTCTATCACGTGGCAAGAGGTCGGCGAGGACGGTAGTGAGAGCAAGCCTGAAGATAAGCCTATGCGGCGTCCGTCGTTCCGCGTCTGAGAAGGACAAGTGACTTGCCATGGCTCTCAACTCCACTCCCGGCGACTCTGCGGCTAACACCTACGCTGATCTGGCGTTCTTCAAGTCTTATCTTCAGTCGAGACATCCGAAGCTAGAATGGTTTGATGCTGCTGTTGCTGGATCGATGGACGACGAACTAGAGTCCTTGCTAGCGCTCAGTGCTCAAGTCTTGGACATGTCTTTCAACTGGACGGGTTCAGCGACGACTCAAGATCAGGCAATGGCTTGGTACCGCACAGGGATGTTCAACCGTAATGGTTATCTGATGTCTAGTACTGTCATTCCTGTCGAGACTATGCGGGCGCAGTGCGAACTGGCTGTGCTGCTACGCGAGACGCCAGATCTGTTCAGTGAGAGCCAAGCTGTGAGAACCGGCGTCAAGAAGGTAGACGCGGATGGGACGAGTGTTGAGTTCCAATCTCAGAAGACAGATCGTAGCTATGCGGAATACCTCGCTCTCAAGTCCTCCCGCGACTATGCCTACTTGCAAGTGCCACTGGCTGTGAGGTTGATGCTTGTTCCGTCGTGGTACACAGAAGTTGATTTGACAGTCGCGGATGACACAGCAACATTTCTGTTCGAGGTTATATAGATGGCATTTCCGGCTGAGATCCTTCGCGACGGCGTCAAGACGATCAAAGATCTCACAGGTGGGATTCAAGTCTTGGTGCAGCACCGGGCATGGCAAGGCTACACAGACGCTAGTGGGACTGAATCTTTCTCGGAACCCATCCTGCGCAAGGCGATCGTCTCGACGCAGCAGAAACCTGTGCAGACTGCTTCAGGTGAGACGGTGACTGTCATGGCTACGCTAAACTTCCTGGGCGATGTCGAGCCAAATGGTGCTCCAGGCCGTAAGGAGCCATTTGACCCGCGAGATATCATCGTTCTACCTGACGGCTTCACAGGACCGATCATCGACACCCCGAGTGGGGTTGTAGACCCGAAGACAAACCGAGGTTTCACCCACAAGGTCATGCTAGGCAAGCCCTAGCTCAATCGTTAACCCCGCAACCTTCCCTACAGGAGGACTCTTTCGCTATGCCGCACACAGGCTCAATTCAAACCAAGATCACCTCTCGCCTCACCGGCACTAGTCTGCTCGGTGCTCCTGCCGATCCGCTCGATTTCGTGTTCACGGTGGACATGCCGAACGGAACAGGAGCGGGACAGGCCAACTACCGCTTTGCCGACTTGCGCACTCTCAACGCTGCTGCCAACGAGGATCTGGATTTGGCTGGAGGTTTGACGGGCTCGCTCGGCGGATCTCTGACCTTCACCAAGATCAAGTATATCGGCATCTTCGCTCCTGTCACCAACACGGGGAGTCTTGTCGTGACTCGCCCTGCTGCCAATGGAATCGCCATCTTCGCTGCTGCTGGTGATGGACTGACGGTCACCCCCGGCGGCAAGTTCGAGTGGAGCGATCCGACTGGTGTCACGATCACTGCTGCCACTGCTGATCTGATCAACATCAGCAATCCCGGTGGTGCTCAGTCGAAGTACAACGTTGTCATCATCGGTACGGTCTAAGGAGTAGACGAAACATGATCAAAGCTAAGATGCACTGTCATTACGTTCAGAAGTCTGAAGGGGTCGAAACTCTTCATGCCCATCCTGTTTACAGCGGGAGTGAAGAGAACAAATCCTTTTCACAAGCAACGCCATCGGGAAACCTGTCTCTGACAATCACGAATCCGGAAGCGTTCGGAGTGATCAAGGAAGGACAGGACTTCTATCTCAACTTCACCCCCATCGACATGAAGACCAAGGAGGGCTGAACCTGTGGCAACTGGACACGGAGCACTCATTGCTATTGAGGTAGACCCGACTGGAGCCCCTGATGTCTATCAGACAGTCGGCGACTTGACCAGCGACATCACGCAAAAGTGGACGCTGGGCGGCACAGAAAACACCCCGCACAACTTGTCCGCTTCGACGTACGAGCCCGACGCCGTGATGGAGCTTGACGAACTCTCGATCGAAGTCAACTATCGATACGGGAACGTCGGGGCTTATCACATGACCCTCAGGAATCACTTCCTGAACAAGCGGACGTTCAAACTGCGGTTGCGTGGCCCTGGCGGCACGACCAACAGTGACGAGGTGATCTACTCGGGCTACCTCAGCTCGTGGCAGGAGAGCAACCCTCGCAAGACCGGCTCTCGCAAGGCTACGGGGATGTTCCGTCCCTCAGGCCCGTTCATCGTGGACGGTGTAACGTACGGGGCTTAACAAAGCCCTGCAAGACAAGACAAGACAACTTATCAGGACAAGTCTCGTGAGTGATGTCAACTTTACCTTCAAGGGTAGCAAGCAGCTTGCGGATAAGCTCAAGTCGCTAGAGAAAGAAGCCAAGCGGAAGTCGAAAGCAGCTATTCTGAGCGAATCCTACGCGATCATGCAAGACAGCCAAGAGAACTACGTGCCTGTTGACATGGGCGACTTGCGGGACTCTGGGCGAGTTGAACCGAACGTCCGTGGCAACAACATCTCTGTCTCGCTGGTCTATGGAGACGAGAAGACGGACGCGTACGCACTGGCTGTTCACGAACACCCTTCAGGTTTCAGCCCTCCATCGTGGCAGGGGGTGGAGGTCAAGTTCAGCCCGAGCGGACATGGCCCCAAGTACCTAGAGCGGCCTGTCAAAGCGGCTGTTAAGGGAATGCGTGAGAGACTAGCCGATGATATGAAACTCGACGGGGGAGGTTGAAATGTCTGATCCGCAATCTGCCTCATGGCCGAATGAGCATCAACACTACGCGCTGTCGGTGGTCAAGCCTCAAGACGCTGACATCGATCGTAGTCCACTCCCGTCTGAAGAGTCTTATCTGCACGCAGCGAAGATCTTGGAAGTTTCTATAAATGTGATCAAAGCGTTTGCTGCTGTTGAAGGTGGACCGTGGGGAGCCTTCTTGCCAAGTGGACTGCCGACTATTCTATTCGAGCGTCATCTTTTCCATCGCTACACAGCAGGCAGATACGACGCGGCGAGAGTGTCGAATCCGTCCATCTCTCCTCAGAACAGTCTGATCTCAAGTCCTGTCCCAGGCGGCTATGGATCGCCTTTTGTGCAGCATATCAAGCTGGCTAGAGCGGCTGAACTGGATCGCCAAGCTGCTCTCAAGGCTACGTCCTGGGGTTTGTTTCAGATCCTCGGGGTGAATCACGAGCGAGCTGGCTACATGCTGCTTCAATCGTTCATCAATGCCATGTATAGATCGGCTGATGATCACTTGTTGGCGTTTGTCGGTTTCATCAAGACTGATCCGAGATTGCACAAGGCTTTGCAAGAGAAGAACTGGTTGGTTGTTGAGAAGCTGTATAATGGCACGATGGCAAAGGGAGTCTACGCTAAGAAAATAGCATCAGCTTATCTGGCTCTTCAGAAAGGATGATCATGGCTAGCGACGTAATTAACTCTTTGACTTGTCGTTTCTTCGGACACTTGATTCCGACTTTGTCCAACAAGTGCACAAGATGTGGCAAGATTATCACGATCGGTGATAATTCAAAATCGTCTCCTAGATAGACACGACGTGTGACTTGATGTCTTACTACGAGGAGATTCTTGCAGTCCAGCCGCCATTTGACATTGGTCCTGACAATGTCAAACGCCCCACGTTCTCGGTCAACTTTGATTGTCTCGTGAAAGAGTATACTGGCAAACTTGAGCAAGAGATCTGCTCCTACATAGCTGCCAACGGTCTGGGTCAGCTTCCTCCCGCAGGCACAAGTCTCTGGTACGGTAGATCCGCGCCGATCCCAACCGGCGACGGACCTATCACTCATCTGTTCAACACAGGCGGTAGCTCGACAGATGAGACCCACGATGAACACAAAACCTTTAGTCTGTCCTTCCAGATCGTCGTCCGAGCGTTGAAGTACGACGACGCTAGGCAGAGGATTTTTGCCCTGTGGAGGCTGCTGGACGGGCTGAGGGAAATTGAGATAGAATCGTCGTGACAAGCTGTCACATGACAAGACAAGAAAGGATTTCTGCCATGCCCCGTCCTACCCGCAAGTCCTCCACAGGTCCCAAGAGAGTCACCAAGTCTGTTGATTCCGCCCCAAAAGTTCCGGCTGTTCTAGTCCCGCTGACAGCTCAAGCCCTTGCATCTTACCGCGAGAGTAACATCCAAGAATCCCGCATCGATGATCTATTCGGCGACGGCAACACCGCTGTCATCTATCACAAGATTATCAGCGTCAGGCTCAGCGCGGCTCTGCGCAACTCGTCCTCCACCAAGACGGAACTCGAAACCGCCGCTCAGATGTGCGCGGAGAACGTGGTGGTTGGGCCTGACAACCCCAATCAGCTCATGACTCTTGAACAGTGGATGGAAGTCGATCTCGGGTCCATGTCAAAGATCGTAGAAGCCATGAGCAACAACGCGGGAAAAGACTGACGCAGAGTGACGAGCTACGCTTCCTCTACCGACTAGCGCTCTATTGCGGAGAATGGAACGTTGAAGACCCGGGTGGGCTGCTGGACAAGATGTCAGTCAAGCAGTTCCGAGCCTGGGTCGAATACGCTCAGTTGGAGCCTTTTGGAGAGGAGCGTAGCGACTGGAGAGCGGGTCTAGTCACCTCTGCGATCTACAACGTCAACATGGATACCCGCAAGCACAAGCCGATGGAACCCGCAGACTTTATGCCTAAGTTTGGAGGGATTGAGGATGTGGACGATAGAGACAGTGACAGTGAGTATGAGGACCAGCCAATCACATTAGAGAGTTGGAACAACTTCAAGTCGAGCATCATCATGGCAGCCAAGCCACGCACCCCCTAACTTTGCTCAGCGAGAGAACAAGTCCACCATGCCTGTAAACATCGGTGCCATCGAAGCGACTCTCTCGCTACAGGACAACCTGACAGCTCCGCTGGGTAAGGCTCGGGATAGCCTCGGCAGGTTCACAAGCTCACTGGCCAAATCAGCGACAGACATCAACGGTTCTTCCAAGTCTATCGAGAAGTCTTACAAAGGCATCTCAGGAGCGATCAAGTCTGTCATCGATGATCTAGACAAGTCCGCTAAAAGGATTCAGAAGTCAGGTCGTGAGATCCAGAACATCGGCAGTCAGCTTTCTAAGACTGTCACGCTGCCTATTGCTGCTATTGGCGGGTTGTCGATCAAAGCTGCAAGTGACTTTGACTCCTCCTTTTCAAACATCAACCGAACTGTAGAGGGCGTTACTGACAGCCTTGGTAACTTGACCAAAGTTGGGGCCGAGCTACAAAAGGGTCTACGAGATCTCGCGGCTGGTCCCAATCCCGTCCCTGTGGATGTCAACGAGCTGAACAACATCGCTGCTTCGGCGGGTCAGCTCGGCATTCCGCAAGAAAAGATCCTCGACTTTACCAAGACAATGGCTCAGCTTGGCGAGGTGACGAATCTATCCGCAGATGAAGCTGCTACGAGTATCGCTCAGCTTCAGTACATCTTTGATGCTCCTGGCAAGGAAGTTGACAGGTTTGGTGCGACCCTGACCGCTCTGGGTCTCAAGGGAGCTTCTACCGAGAAGTCGATTCTTGAGATGGCTCAGCGGATTGCCGGTGCCGGGCATCAGGTCGGGTTGAGTCAGGGCCAAGTGCTGGCGGTTGCTAATGCTCTGTCCTCAGTCGGCATTGAAGCTGAAGCGGGCGGTTCTGCCATCTCGAAAGTCATGGTTGACATGGCTGTCTCAGTGCAGAAGGGAGGTAGAGAGCTTCACAACTTCGCGGCTGTTGCGGGGATGTCAACATCTGAGTTCAAAAAGCGGTTCCAGGAGGATGCTGCTGGCGCGCTGCTCTCGTTCGTTGAGGGAATGGGGCAGATCAAGGCATCTGGCGGAAGTGTTCTCAAGGTCTTGACAGACATGGGAATTACTCAGATGCGCGAGCGAGACGCGCTGGTCAGACTTGCTGGGGCTGGCGGGTTGATGCGGGACTCCTTGCAACTTCAGGCTAAGGCTTGGCAAGACAATACTGCTCTCACCGACGCTGCTGAGAAGAAGAACAAGACTTTCGAGAATCAGCTCAAGATCACTCGTCAACGTCTTAACGACGCTGCTATCACACTCGGTACAGCTCTGCTGCCAGTTCTGCGCGATCTGATCTCAGCTCTAGAGCCTGGGATCAAGATGATCGCTGGGATGGCTCAGACGTTCTCTGAGCTTCCGAAGCCTGTACGGACGGTGATCGTTGTCATTGCCGGTGGACTGGCTGTCTTGGGACCGTTCCTGTTCATGCTCGGGCAATTGGTGATCTCTTTTGGAGCTGTCGCGGGTGCGGCTCCGGCTGTCATTGGTGTGCTGAGCAAGATTCAATTTGGCATCAGCGGCATCCTTGGCGTCATTCCTCTGCTTCTGCTGGGGATCAATCAGCTCATCACCAGTTGGAAAGAGGCTCTCGATCAGGCTATCGAGTATGACGTCAAGACGAGTGAGATTGAAGGGCGAGCCCTGCGGTTTGCTCAGAAGGTCGGTGTCAACAAGGGTGTTGGTAAGCCTGTCAATCAAAGCGAGCTAGACCAAGCTAATAAGGACATTGCTGATCTCAGATCTGCTATTCGCCAAGCGAAGCTGAAGATCCAGCAAGGAACCGACCTAGGCGTAGACACTAGCGAGGACGTAGCTAATCTCAAGTCACTTGAGCAAGCTTATGGGAGAGCGAGTCAAGCTGTCGCTGGGGCTGCTGTCGTCGCGGATAAAGCTGGATCGGCTGTTGCTGGTGCTGGTGCGAGTGCCAAGTCTGCCGCTGGCAATCTGAATATCCTCACAAAGGAAGGCGAGAAGGCCGCCTCGGCGATTCAAAAGATCATTGATGGTCTCAACCGCCAAGCTGCAAAGTCAGCCGCGCTCGCCAAAGCTGCTGCCAAGGGTCCTGTAAGCCTGCGTGACGAAGAAGACCGGCAGGCCGTGCTGGACGAGCTGTTGCAGGCTCAAAACTCTCTGCGCGAAGAGGGGTTGAGCCTGTCTGAGAGCCAAGTTGCTCAGATCACCGCTGCTGTTGTGGGTGAGCGACAGCACGCACGTGAGCTGGAACTTGTTCTCAAAGCTCAGCAGCTCATTGGCAACCTGGGCTACGAACCCGTCAATGCTCTTGAGCAGATGGAAAACAAGCTCAAGCAGAACATGCCTTTGTGGCTTGCTGTTGAAGAGACAACACGCCGCACAATCGATCAGCTTGAGGTTGGCATTGATCGTTTGGATGCAATGAGTCGTGGGGCACTGCGAGCGTTTGACTTTTCTATCCCCATTCATGATTTGCAGGCTGCTGCTGATCTGACAGAGCAGATGGCTACTGACTCAGAGCGCAGAACAAAAGCTCTAGTCGAAGCTGCTAGGCTGCGCGATCAAGGGACGATCAGCGACGAGACCTTCCGCCGTGTCCAGCAGAGTCAAGCGAATCCCCTGTGGACCGAGGCTCAAGAGGCTAATCGAGCCCTGGTAGATGACATCATCACGGGCTTTAAGTCGATCGGCACCAACGCCAACCAAGAAATCGCCAAGATCGAAGCTGCCTTCGCTGACTATGGCGACAATGCTGATCTGGTCTTGCTGAAAGAGCGTGCTATCGCCGATGTGCGCTCCAAGATGCTTGACGGTTACCTGTCACAGTGGGGGAGTTTCTTCTCGACAGTCGGCAACCTCTTTGGTGGGGTGTTCAAGCAAATCGGTGACGCAATCGGACGAATCCAACAAGCCAAGCAGGCTGGAGATCAGCTCGGCTCAGCCGTGCAAGGGATCGGTGGGGGCTCGTCCTGGGGTGCTGCCGGCGGAATTCTTGCCGTGGTGCAGATCTTCTATGAAGTCTACAACGCGGTCAGCAAGAACATCAAGAAGCAGCGCGCCGCGATCATGGGCGAAGTGACGAGTCTACAGGCGATTAATGGTGTCTTCAGCTCGCCTCAATATTTTGACCGAGCTGGTCAGGAGTTCAACCGCTCTCTACGAAACTTGATCGATCAAATCCTGTCCACGATCACAGGCGCTCTGGACGATCTGCCAGAGATCCTGATCAAAGCTCGGCATGACGGAAAGAAGTTCGCGGTCTATGTCGCGGGTGTCTTCCTGGGGATGTTCAACGATGCTCAGACCGCGATGGAAGAAGCTGTTAGCTACGCGATCTCGACAGCCTCATTCGAAGGGATCGGACCGGAACTCGCCCAAGCTTTACAAGCAAGTATTGGCAAGACTCTAGACGAGTTGCAAGCAAACATCGCCACAGCTACGACGGTTCGTAATGCTCGGATCGGTGATGCTGGCGCGGCTTACGTCGAAGCTTCTGATAAGTACCGGCAAGAAATCGAGGCTGCTCAGCGTCTCGGGCTGGCTCTGACGGACCTGATCGCCAAGCGTGACAAGGAGCTTCAAGCGATCACCAATAGCGCGCTGGGGATCGATACGAGCGCTTCGGACAGGCTGGAGGGGCTGAGGTCTCTATCGGCAGGGATCGCGGAGGTTGCAGACAGCACCACAGCCCAGCTTCGTCAGTTGATCAATCAAACCGTGGATGAGATCACACGGCTAGAGCATGAGTTGACGAAGCCTGGAGGCGGGATCGCCGGAAGTGGCGGTGTTGGCGGTGGAACCGGCAGAAACCCGGCGGGCAATTTCCCGGGCAAGATTGGTGATGCTCTTGGTGATACGACGGATGATATTGAGAATCAAGAGCTGGCTCGTCTGCGCGCTGCTCTGGCCCAATACACCGCTGAGCTTGATAAGGTTCCGCAGGCCCTGAGTGATCAGCAGTTGAGCATGGGTATTTTCGACACCCTCTACAGGTTTGTACAGGGTAACCATAAGTACGATGCCGAGGCTATCAAGTATGCTCGCATGAGAGTGCAGATTGAGTTCGATCTGATCAAGTTAAAGCTGATCGAGCTTGGCAGGTGGGAGCAATTCGCGGGAATGTTCAACGATGCTTTCAACGCCGCTATGCAGTCAGCGGGCAAGCTTCCCAGGTCTGGTGGAGGTGGTGGGAAGCAGGATGATGTCCAGTCCTTCTTGACAGATAGACGCAGGGATGCTGCCCAGCGTGGGATGACAGATTATCAACGCCAGATCGATGATGTCATGCGCAGCTACGCCGAGCAGATCAAAGCTGCTGGCAAGAACGCGGCTGCTGTGCGAGAACTGACTGCACTGCGGAATGCTGAAGTCGCTGCCATCAATAAGGAGAAAGCCGCTAGCACGGTGGAGTCGTTCCGTGGGTTCTTGGGGCTTGTCACGCCGTTTGATCAGGTGCGCGAGACGGCTGAGGGGCTGATCAAGTCTATCGAGGACAGTCCGTTCGGAAGTGCCCGCAAGGCCAGTATGATTCTGCGAGTCATGGACAAGATCAACACAGAAATTACTCGTATGTCGCAGGAATCCGCCCGAGGCTTGCTGAGCGAGATGCTCGGGGATATGGAGCGGTTCGGCGCCACAGATGCTCAGATGTTCGCCGCTAGACAGAACATGGCTATTCTTGAGCATGGACTGAAGATGGCTCATTATAGCGCTGAGATCGAGATCCTACGCGCGCAAGGCAAGCTCGCTCCGGAAGTCTTGGCAGCACTGGACAAGTCTTTCCAGTTCCTCTCAGGGATTGATCCGACTCGCTTCATCACAGGTGGTGCAGGTGGAGGTGAGACTCAACAGGATCTTATCAATGCAGTGGCGGCGAGACAAGAGCAAGCCGCTCAAGACGCGCTGGAGGCTTTGCGACGTGCGCAGGACAGTCTGAGAAGTTATCAGGACGACGGTCTCGACTCACTAACACGCTCGCTGCGGAAGATCAACGATGACTTCGTGTTGATCCGTCGCTCTCTCGGCAACACTCCCGAGGTCATCAACACTTTCAACGCCGCCGTGCACAGGGCTGTCACGGACTTCCTACAGCCTGTGGTGGATAGTCAGCGAGATCTGTTCTACGGCGACACCAGCACAGTCGGTACGATGGATCAATGGGCGCGGATTCAACAGGAAGAGCAGCGGATGATGGCGCGGTTTAGATCAGGGGACTTGTCCGTGGTAGGCGAGCTGTCGAGTTTCGGTCAGCAGTTCATGTCGCTGGCTGGGCAAGTGCTGCCGAGGGGGAGTATGGGTTTCGCCGAGATCTCTAGCCAGTGGGATCAATTCCTGACGGAGGTGCAGCAGAACGCGCCGGATATGGCGATGGGGTCGGCGCTCAATCCGATGGCGGTTGCTGGGCTGCCTGACTTGGTGGACATTGGCGAAGCGCAGGCGGAGACGCTGGGGATGATTCATCAGCAAACTATGAGAGGTGCTATCGCCACTGAAGCACTTCTCGCAAGACTTCAAACTCCAGGAGGAGGGATGGACCATGTCATGTAACGTGCAGGGGTTGACGAACGAGGCAAGCTGTGAGACGATCGGCAGTGGAAGACAGCCGCTGACTACGGCTTCCACTTCGTCCGAGCGCAACTCTACCGCCCCCCTACGCCGCTGGGGGGCCTTTTTTTCGCCCCTGACAGCCTGCCTGAGCCTCTGCCTCGCCTGGGGGCTTGTCGCTCTACCCCTTGGGGCTCAAACATGCCCATGGACCACCACCGTGCGGCAGGAAGTCTGTCCTGTAGGCTCCGCCTGTGCCACCAAAGCCTCGACTCTTACCTACCAAGAGCTCGATCGTGACTTGCTCAATACTGTGGGGCTCTGTGCAGGCCCAGGGCTGTTCACATGGCCTGCAAGCCCCTCGGCGGGGATTCTGACGTCCAACTCCTCAGGCACGATCTCGCTCAACTCGGTCACGCTTACACCGACGTCGAATGGCGGACCCTTCAGGATGCTCGCGACAGGCTCGACTCTCACCGGCGCGACGAATCAAGGCTTGCGGCACGCTCTCTTTTCCCTGTTCGACACGAACACTTCCTCGCTGCAAGACACGGTGATCGGCATCAACTTCATTCAGCAAAGCGGCGTCGGTACGATCCAGCGCACCGGCATTGACATCCGTGGCTACACACAACCCGACAATGGCGGCGACACGTCACTCTTGCTGGGGGTGCAGACAGGTGGGGGTTGTGGGCTTTGCATCTATCAGCTTCCTGGGATGCGCCCGAGCGGCTATACAAACTACGAGTCCACGCTGCAAGGTGCGATTGAAGCAGGCACGGGAGCACAAAACTTCGCTATCATGGGGGTTTCAGGATCTCAACTCGGCGGAGCTACCACCAACGAGTCAACTGCCGTTCTCGCCCGTGTAGACAACGCTGCCAGCCGAGGCGTGGTGATCTTTCCGAACGATTCGACCTTCGACACCCGTGATGCTCTGGTCGTCGGCTATCCACAGGTGAACGCCGATCCTGTGCTGATCAAGTCGCGGCTGCTGATGAACGGCAAGATGTCGCTGGGGCTCGTCTCGACGCCAGACACGCGGCTCACTCTGTCTGACAATGCAAGTACAAGCTCACCCGCGCCGCTCTCAGGAACCTTGCTGCATATGCTAGGGACAGACAGCACGACTCTACGCATCACAGCCGACTCGTTCGCAGCTCAATCCAGCTACGAAGGACGCAGGTCAAGTGGCACTCTCGGTTCTCCTTCTGCTCTGGCTTCGGGAGATGTGATCACGGCTTTTACGGGATTTGGCTATGGTTCGACTGGCTACTCTTCTGGTGGACGAGTGTCGATTCAGCTCAAGACCGCCGAGGCTTGGACCGACACAGCGCAAGGTACGCAGGTCAGTTTCTTCGTGACTCCCAACACGACCGCGACGGCTGTAGAAACCTTTCGCTTCGACAACACGGGTCATTTGCTGACAACCGCCTCAGCTCCATCAATCGCTTGCACAGGAACAGGAACCAGCCCTGCAAGCCCGACAATCGTTGGCAGCGACACAGCCTTTACAGCGACCGTCAACACAGGCACAGGCACTCCGGGCTCGACAGGGACTTGCACCGTGACGTTTTCAAAGCCCTTTACGACCAACATTCCTGTGATGAGCTGTATGCTTGCCAGAGGAGCGACGTCCTGGGGGAATGGAGCTACGATTCAACTGACAACCGAGTCTCTGAGTGCTCCGGTGCTGACGTGGACAAACCTTGTTGGAGGCGTGGCGACGACCTTGACGGTCTCTACGTCTTACAAGTTTAATTGTATTGTGATTGGTCGCTGATCCACACGACAAGTAGACATGACATGAACGAGGTGACTAGTGGCTGACATGTTCGTAACTTCAGGTTTTGTGGACGCGGGATACGTCGGTACTCCTGTAGCCGCTCTTCTGCCGGTCGCACCAGGACAGCACTGGACGGATTTCAGAGAATATCGGCGCGGGCGGTTGATGGGCGATTGGACAATGCTTTTCAAACCCTCCACAGGGTTAGTTGTGGAGGGGAATTTCATCGAACTCGCGGACAAGAACTACCTCCGCTTGGCAGGGGTGAATACAGATCCTACGGCTGTTGTGTGGAAAGCCCCCACGAGCGATCTTGGCTATGCTAATCAGGAGGAGAGGTTCCGCGTCAGGTTCCTCAAGCAGACGACTGACAGATCGATAGGGTGTCTGCGGGCGAGCGGCACAACTGGCGCTGAGAACTACTATTATCTGAAGATGGGGGTTGTCACAGGGCTGACAATCGGCAAGGTTGTGGGGGGTGTGGTGACGGATCTCGCCTCAGTCGCCAAGACGCTGACCCTAGGGACTTTTTATAATGTCGTGTTTCGGGTGACTGGCACGCGGTTGTGGGCGAGGGTATGGGCTGATGGGGGGGTTGAGCCAGGATGGGCGCTGACGACCACCGACAGCTCGCTCGCTACGGGCGGTGTGGGGCTTGTCTGGACGTTGTCAAGCGAGATTGCCGAGGTGCATTACTTCTCCTGCGCGACGAACGGCCAGACCGCCCCCAGTGAGGATGATCGTGACGAGGTCATGCGGCAATGGATTGTCGAGCCTGACGAGACGATCGAGACGACCGTGCGGGTGGAGTTCTACAACCCTGATGCTGACCAAGTTCAGGAAGCGTGGTTCTCAAGCCATCCTCGTGTCACAGGTCCGACCGATTATCCCAGCAACACTGTCATGTATCCGCTGATAGATGCTGGAGTGATTGCAAGTAAGGTCGAGGCGGATGCTTTCTTGTCAGGTGCCGCGCTGCCAACCCGCAACACGATTGTCGTCAAGAATGAAGCCACGAGCCCGAACAGTGCAGGGCCGTTGAGTGTGTGGTCGCGGTATTCATTCTATGGGAGGCCGATCGAGGTGCGGGTGAGCAAGCTGTGGCGGGTCAAGCCTGGACTCTCGCCTGACTACCTCAGCGGAATCCGCAACCTACACAGGCGTAGCGAGATTGCCGGTTTTTCGATTCCATCGCAAGAACCCGAGATTAATGGTGATCAAGTCTCTTTCCAGGTTGGACCACCTACTGCCTTTCTCAGCAAAGAGATTCCTGTTAAGCGAAACATTGGCATCAGTACGGGCGTTAAATCTCTGACCAGCCTGGGGTACCTGTCAATACCCAGCAACGTCAATTATAATCAAACTGGCCTCGTGATCTATTGTAGAGTGTTTGTCCCGTTGATAGGATTCGCAGGCTCGTCCTACGGCCTTGTCTCGCAGCGTTTTCACACAGCTACGTCTCGCTTACAATGGGAGTTGATCGTCTTTCAGTCCTCCTATGCGACCATCTCTAGCAGGCACACATTGCTATTCAGGGCGACTGCCAATGATGGCACTGTTCTATTCACTTCCATCAGCAGTCCTTTGCTCAATACTGCTGAGTTTCACAACATCGTGGCCGGCGTGAAAAGTAATAGTGAATGGTATCTGAACATTGACGGGATTCATATCGACGGTGGGATTCTTTCCAAAGCAGTTCAGTTAGGCGACTCAGCAGTGACGGTCCTGTCTGGCATGACGGGTGGGATGTTCTGTGATCATCGGATCGAGAGTTATGTGGATGAGAAGACAGCGGTTGGAAGGTTCTCGACTCGACGTGATCCTGATGCAATGACGATCTCGATGCACCGAGGCGACGACAACACCGGCAGTACGGTCACCGACTACGCCACCATTGCCAACCACGGAACTCTCCAGGGAGTGAACAACACAGACCGCTCGTGGTACCCGACTTTTCTAGGCTCACAGGAGATTACAGGTTCGCCGATGCCGATGAGCGGGGGTGTACTGTTTCACGCTCCAACTCAGAACATCGATCCGGTCCGCAACATCTACAGGTTCAACGATCGAGATAAGACGACAGGCACAGCTCTAGAAGTCCGTGTTCAAGGCTTTACTCTTACTCCTGTAACGGATTATCTGGAGTTGAGTGAAGGACCTGGAACGGCTGACTTGAGCCCGAGCGGTCAACCTGTTACGTTCGGGTTGGCCAAAGACTCCGCAACGTTGCAATCACCGACTACTCACGTTCCTCAGTTGGTGATCGACACACTCACAGACAGAAATTTGATTGACAGATCCACGGGAGACCTGACGTCGTTCGCGGGGCTCAGAACCGTCATGCCAATTCGTGGGGGGTTCTACTACCCTCAACCCCCAACTACATCCAAGTTTCTCGATGATCACTTCGGCAGTACAGGAACTTTCTACGCGCTTGATAGAGACGCTAGGTTATCAGCAGGTGCGATGCTCCCAACGATCAACCCAGACCCATATCAGAACTTGAACAACCTTCTAGAGTTTGTAGGTCTGCCGAGTGGAGGCGTGACGTTCTCGGATCTCACAGGATCATATGCTCTGACTCAAAGCGCTGGCAACTTCGGTCTGTTGGGATGGTTCAAAATCACTAGACCGATCACGCCGGACCTGTCACTCTCAACCTCTGGCGATTACTCGCAGCCCGGTTACACGATCATTGATAAGATGTCTGGCACTAATAGCGGCTATTATCTCGGCATCGATGGTGACACAGGAGCCTTGAGGTTTGCTGCGGGCGGGATCAATTTCGGCGGCGGTCTGCACTACACGACTCTCGGCAACTACATGTCATGGAAGGCGAATACTTGGTATGGGTTCTCGGCGGTTGTGCAAGGCGGCAGTTGGTATTTGAAAGTGTCTAATTTGATCTACCCTGTAGCTGGCGGTGGATCGCTCGGTATTGAATCGATCAGCTCGACAGGTGTTGCTACGGGCACGTTGACAGATTCGACGGGCATACCATTACGGATCGGACACGGACCCATGGGAGGATTTGTCGGATCGATCTGCTACACGATTGGAGGTTCGCCCGGACAAGACCCCGCTCAGTACGGAGTGTTGTTTCAGCCTTTTATGGCGGGGACGAATCGATTCCTTGCAGCTCTGACAGACGGGAAGCTGTCAGACGCTCCCTACGAATCTGTGCAAGGGGTGTACGGACGGGCTCACGGATGTCGGTGGTGTCCGGGGTTGGTGATTGATCTGATCCACTCACGAGCAGCAACAATGCTCTCGAAGGTGCGAACTCCTGTACCTGCGATTCGAGTAGAAGTCCCATACCAGACAAACCTGCAAGTCCTGTCCAATGCTGACATAGTTGCGAGCGTTTCGGCTGCTGTGAGGGCTTCTTTGATCAACCCTGAGCAATCCATCCCATTTCTGACCGGAATCGATCCAGTCAAGTATCAGGGATTCCGCGAAGCTCACATCAACAACAGTGTCTTGTATGATCAGACGGGATCGCAGGCAGTAGCGGATCTGCTCAGGTTCCGTCTCGATCCAAGCACTAGATACTCTGAGGTGCAAGAGTTGGCGGAAGCACTGCTAATGCTGACGATCGGGGACGAGATCGTAGTGTTTGACAACCACCCTGATTTTGTGGATGGTCGTCCTGCGAGAGTTGTAACAATGAGCGTGAAGATTATAGACCTTGTGGGAGAGCTGGGGCTGTGGGGTTGACGGACCCGGGGTGGTCACAAGTCCGTCAACCCTTTTCGAATCATCGAGCGTTGCGGGGGGAGGGACTTACTTGGGAGTACAGTAGCTCTGCTGCTTCGTGAACAGCGAGTCGAGCAGAAGGATCTGCTGTCCAGTCTTCTCCTCGGCGATGATGGTGCCTCGCGCAGATACGCATTTACCGACTTGTCCGTCGAAACAGCGGTAGCCGGTCGAGCCTGTGTCTCCAGACACACCGTAGAACTGACAATATCCGTTGAGCAGCGAAATGTCCTTGCAGAGGTTCCCGAGGGCAGAACCGTTGTCAGGACACCGCGTCACGAGGAACTGATCGAGGCCGTTGTACTTCACTCGCAGAGTCAGATCTGTGTGTCCGTTTTCGGTGATCGTGTAAAAGACGTTCCCCTGGAGTTCACCATAGTTGTAGTCTGTGGCTGAGACAGGCTTGCACACTGCCAACAGACAACAGGCCAGAACAGCGATCACACAACACTTCCGTACCATGAGACAACTCCTCTTTACAAGAGTGGGCTTGATTGCCCCCTCGCGTGAACATCGCAACCGCGACCGCAACCGCTTCTTACTTTTTTAGAGACCCCAAGACGAGACAAACGGGTTAGCCGGATGAGCAGATCGTAACCGCCCCTCCTGAGGGTTGTCAAGAGGGGCGCGTGTCCAAAAAGAACTTCGGGTCCTCGGCAGTCCTCGGCAGGTTCTTCAGATAGCTGCACACCCTCCATACACCGCACAGTTGTTATAACAGGCAGTAAGATCCGTGTCACACTCCATCCGGCAGCCTTCGGTGACTTGCCATGTCGTCCAGTGATCACACCGCGAATTGCAAGTCGCCGCTGCGCTATCACACGATCGACCGCAGAGAAGCTGTGCGTTGGAGGGGCAGTTGGCACCGGCTCGAACTTCGCGGCTACTGAACAGGACGATGGTCAAGAGACCAAGAACACAAAGCAGCTTTTTCATTTTCGTGGCACTCCTCAAAAGTGAGCACGTCATTAGCGACGCCTCGTTGTCTTCAAGCATACAGCGCAACTTCAATGGATGTGGCTACCACACGTCTTGCTGGTCGTAGCAACACCAACCGGTCCCACTCCCGCAGGTGCCGCAATAGGTTCCGCCGCCGCAGTTGCAGGACCACTCACCGGCCCACTGGGTGCAAGAGCAGCATGTCGCGGCAGCAGGAACATAAACGTCCCCGGGCCAACTACAGGGGTAACCATCAGCGACGGCCGTTCCAGACGAAAGCGCACACAGACACAGAATGATAGCGAGGCACAGCAGCAAGTTTCTCTTCATTCCTTAATCTCCTTTGTCGGTTCAAGATGGAAGGCTAAGATTGTCCTTTCCGCTGAAAAGCATCCTACAGCTCTGCTCAGCGGTCAAGAGAAATCTTCGCCCTCGGTGAAAATAGTCAGTCGGCTATACCCTCGCGGGTGTGCTAAACTCCCCCGCAGGACCCTCTCGGGGCTCTAGCCGATGCCAACCACGACCACCAACACCCTGCTCATAGCTTTCTTTGATGGTGTGGGCGAAAACACCACCCCCACGGCGAATTTCACGCCTGTTTCAGGGTTTCCACTAGCGAATCTGAAAAACTCCCAACTCCTCAGCAGAACGAGGACTCCCGACTTGACCGCCGACCGTCAACTGACCTGGGACTGGGGGGCGGCAGTGGAGTTCAACGTCTTCATGCTCACGGGGACGAACGCCACCCCGCAGGCTCTCAGGAGGTTCCGAGCAGCCGACGACTCCGGATTTACGACTGGAGTAGTTGAGTCGGGAGCAACCCTCACCGCTGCCACGGATCTCTCCCTGGGGCAGTCCCGTGTCATCTACACGCCTCTTTGGGGTCGCACGCTGATCTATGTCCTCCCCAGCTCGATCTCAAAGCGGTACACCCGCTGGCATCAATCCGACTCCGCGAACCCTGCCAACTATCAAGAGTGGGGCATAGCTCGCATCGGTCTCGGGTTGCAGTTCCCATTCATGGAATGGAAAAGCTCAACAAGCATCCAAGGTGTCCCGGGCAGCCAGAAGGCACAGAGGATGCATGAGTATAGTCTTGAGAGGTTGACTAAGGATCAAGCTTATACCGTCGAGAACTTATGTCTGCAATCGTTGAACACGCGCAGGGTGCTAGTCATCCCAGAACCCCTCTCGCCAGCGACTTATTCAGATGCGATCTGGGCGACTTTCGAAGGCAGTCACACGCGCGAGCCTATCAGCCGCTCGGCCTACTCCAGCAAGAAGTACAAAGTCTCAATCTCGTTCAAGGAAGCTGATCAATAGTCGATCAAGCTTCCACTTGCAGGCAGACAAGACAACGTTTCAGGAAAGGACCCCATCATGCTTCAGAAGACTCTCGGACACGTCATTGCTGGTTTTGGTGCTCACGGAACCAAGGCTCGCCGCAAGTCAGACAGCCAATGGATCACCTCTGACTTCAACCCAGACGGCAAGACGTTCAAAGAGCGTTACGGGTTCACACTGGAAGAGACCAACGGATCTCCTGTAGGCGAGCGCGGCCCGAGTGACGACTTGCAGGACGTGATCCGCAATCCTGATAATCCGTTCATGATCGAGAACAATCTCACGTATCAGGTTCGGACCTATTGGGACGTGTGCGACTGTCGCTATGTGATCACGAGCGGCGGTGAGACCGCCTATGACAAGCTTGTCAAGCCGGTGTTGGACAAGTACGCGCCTGATGTGGTGGTTGTGACGAAGCCGCCTGTCGAGCCTCTGACGCCTCCTGTTATCACTCCTGTCACTCCTCCTGCGAGTCAGCCAGACGTGTCCGTGGCTCTGGAGGCTCTTCAGCTCAAGTACACGACTCTGCTCAAGGATCATCAATCCCTGATCCGCAAGCTCGAACTCATCCCGCGCAGCTATGACGAGCTTCCGACTCGTGGCGGTGGCAAGTGGGTGAATGTTGTGCGGTCGATCTATGACGACTTGTCCCGGCTGACAACCGACGCGAAGAATAAGCCGCGCTGAGGATCAACTCGCCATGTGGGAGATCATCAAATCAACCTTTGCTCTCGTCGGGCTGCTGTACCTGTCTCTGCTCGCCAAAGACTTGTACTGGTACCGACGATTGAAGCACTAGCATAAGGAGTCCTCGCGATGGATCAAAACCAACGAACCGACCTTCCGGACATGGACGTGTTCAGTGCCGGGATCGGGAACCTCAAGACCTACATCACAGCCGGTGTGGGGATCGTGACGATGTTCCTCTCAGGGTTCGACATCATTGAACTGAGTCAGAAGCAGATTACGGCTCTGACCGGCGGGCTGATCTTTCTTGCTTTCATCTTCACGCGGCTGGCGATTGCCCGCGGCCAGAAGGACTCAGCCCTCGCCGCACAAGCCAGCGTCCAGACCTTGCAGCACCAGAAGGCTCAGACCGAAGCTGTGCAGAGTCTTCTGTCGAGCGAGAGAAAGGACGTGCAACCGTGAAGCTCAACAAGCACAAGCGACTTGCTCTGGCAGCGTGTCTGACAGCCTCTCTAGGGCTGGGTGGGTGCTCAGCCTCCCCCTCTCCTGCAACCCCCACCAGCACGCAGCAGCAGCCTAAGCAAGCCCTGTACAAGTCGTACGCCGACTGGCTCGTCTCGGCTGCAACCGTCCATCGGCAGTTGATGATCGCTGCGGGCGGGGCTGCTGAATCGGGACTGCTCACTGACGATCAACTCGCCACCGTCCGCCAGCATGGCAAGCAACTCGAACTCGCCCTACGAGCTGCACAGATTGCTCTGACGGCTTACGTCTCAGGGGGAGTCGAACCCGGGTTTGTCGGACAGGACTCAACCAGCTTGAGCGAAAAGATCACCAACTGCATGCAACTGCTGACGAGCTTCACTCAACTCGCACAGTCAATGGGGGTGAAGTAATGGCAAGCTTCAAGATGAGCCCTGAAGTCATGTCGGAGCTTGTTCGGGTCGGAATCCCTCTTGTGGTCGATCTGCTTGAACGTCGCGCCGCCAAGCCTATCAGCGAGATCCCCGACGCTGAGCTGCTGGTCATGCTTCGCGACCCGAACCTGATAACCGATACGGACGACGCCATCGCTGAAGGCAGACAGCGGGTGCGAGCTGCCAAGCTCAACACAGAAGCTCTCAAGGAAGCTGCCTCTGCTCCTCCACTACACGCTCCCGAGACATCGTTCGTTCAGGAGGTTCCTGACAAGTTTATCTCCGAGGACGAAGAGATCATGCCGCAAGACTTCCCTGAGTAGACAGTCATGATCGCCACGACCATACTGCTTCTACTGCTGCTTGAGAACCTTCCAGGCGTAACCTCGACTCCCTGGCTGTTCGAGACCGCTGGGACAGTCCTTGTAGGACAAGCTGTAGTAGGACTGATCGGTCTCGTTGGGCTGATCGCGGTCGTTAGGCGCTTCATGGCAACCGACTTTCCAGCAGCGATGAAGGGTGTTCACGATCGCCTCGATACCCTTCATCGCGACTTCAAAGGGCTTGAAGGAGAGTTTCGCAAAAGCATTCTTGACCTGGAACGGGTCAAAGAACGCCAAGATGCCATGAAGTCTCGCATCGACAACCTGGAACGTGGCAGAGACCTTGACGATACTAGAACGGGGAGGCGGTTCAATGATCCACCACGACAATGACCCAACCGTGCCGCCATCTGTTCAACCCGCGCAGGTTCATCTCACTGTAACCTTGCCAGCGGGATCAGTCATGATTCCTTCATGGCTAGCGATCTGTTTTGTCATATGCTTCGTCTTGTCTTCCTTTACATTGCTCATGGTGTGGACGGCAAATAGCAAGCTCGTGGGCGAAATTAGAGTGTTGCAGATTTATGAAGAGGACGTAGAAAATGTGCTGATCAGGTCTGGCATTGCGACACGCCAAGACTTTGTCCCGCGAACCAACCCTCGACCGCTAACACAAAGCCCCAATGCCAAATAAAGGATACCTGAACCCGAATGAAGACTCACAACAAAACTGACTCACCCACTACGACCTTGAATGGACGCACCTGCTGCGTGCTTGACCTGCCGTGTTGCCGACCGCCTGAGGGCATTTCTGCTGCTGATGCTCAGGCAGAAGTCTTGTCCTCGGTCATCATGGACGCCTGTCCGGAAGTCCTCAAGCCTCTCGCTCTCAAGATCAGCAAAGAGCTGTTGTCTCACGTAGATCTAGTGCCGAAGGGGCTTGGCAAAGCAATCGTTGAAGCGTATCGACCGTGGATGACAGGGGGCTGACTTTCAAAGGTCTGGGGTCCTGCAAGATGATCGATCCGTCATCCATCCCTTCGATCAGCCCGAGCGCGGATGGCTTCCGCTGGCGTAGATTGTTCGTATCCCACCTCTGGGATCGCAGAGAGTGGGATACAGCTCTGTTGCAGGTCACATGGGGATTTTACGTGGCTCTCCCTGGGAACTCCTTTCAAGCCATTGGGCTGCCGCTGACATCACAAATCGAACTGATCATTGGGCTGTCTCTGCTCGTGGTGGGAGTGTTGCGCTTCTGGGCGATCTACGCCGAAGAGCGACGGCCAGTGATCTCCAAATGCGTGCAGCGGTGGATCTCCCTTGTCTCGATAGCTACGTGGATAGGACTGAGCTTTCTATCTCTTTCACGCAATCCACATTCGGCACAAGCTGTGATCTATGCTTGGTTATGCTACAGGTCACTCAAGAGTTACATGCGGCATGCGCTTTTTAGCTAACCAGCATCTCGACACACAGTGATGATTCTGTTGTGTTTCTGGTTCTTCGCTGAATCCCCCGACATTCAGTCTAGTCTCGGCTCAGGCTCAGGCCATTTCGACGTTCTCTTATCCGGGATCGTCAGCCTAGCCACGGTTCTGCTTACGCAAGTCATAGCTCCACTCGCGAAGAGCTGGCTGGGGTTGGGACATGACTACAAAACCGAAGAACTCAAAGCGGCTTTGAGTCTGCGTCAGGACTGGCAGCGCGAGGTGGAGCGGATGCGCCAGACAAATGCTGAGCTGGAAACAAGAATTGATGAGCTGGAGAAGAGGACTAATGAGCAGGATCGTACCATCTACCATCAGGAGCAGGATCTAAAAGACCTTCGGGAGATCAATACGAGGCTTGCATCGCTGCTCAAGAAGCACAATATAGCTGCTGACTGACATCCTGATGGGAGGTTTCACGTGAAACCTCTCCAGTTCAGACCCCGTCCAAGGTTTTACAACTTGTTTACAACTTACCTATTGCGTTGAGTCAAGCGAGGATAGACAATGGTCCTCGTTGAACAGCAGCACAGAACAAGACAAGACATGAGTGACTTTGGGAGGTTGGATTGATGGGATACATGCGGCATCATACAATCGTTGTGACATGCAACACAACTGAGATCGATCTTACGGGTCATTCTTCATCGCTCCTGATGGTTCCAAAGAAGGTTGGCAGCATAGCGAGGACGGGGATAAAAAGAGAGCCTTGCTGATTTCTCGTCTCAAGCAACTTGCGAGTGAAGAACACATCTATACTGACTGGGTTGAAGTTCAGTATGGCGATGATGAGCACAGGACGCTAATCGTCAATCACAGTGATGCCGACGAATAGAGGAGACATGTGATGACTTGCAAGTGCTGCGGCTACACCCCCAATCGACCTGGAGCGGTCGAAAGGAGATTTGTCTCGATGATCTATGCAGACGTCTTCTGTGACGTCTGCCAGTTCTGGTTTCAAACCACTCTATGTAATCTCCTTTTCCACCCACAACCCAGTTGACTCGAATGTCGCTCCTGCCTTCATCGCTCGGCCTCTCAGGCTTCTCCGGCTACCGTCCTGGCCAAGAAGATCTGATCTGGCAACTCGCCGCGAGCCCCAATCGATTCTCAGGCCTCAACGCTCCTCCCGGGACTGGCAAATCCTTGATCTCAATGTCTGTTGCTAGAGTCCTGGGGGGGCGTTGCTTGTACCTTGTGGTGACGAAGAATCTTGGCCGACAATTGCTGGCGAGCTTTGAGTCATCAGGCTTGTACAACATCAATGGTCATTTGAACTATCCCTGTGCGACAAGCTTTACCACAGAAGATGAACTAGAGCTAGAATGTCAGTGGGGTGACCAATGTGACTATCGAGCTGCTGTCATCGAGAGCCTGAGACACGATGCTGTCACGACCAACTACGCCCATCATGTTTCAATCGGCAAGTCCGAAGACTCCATGAGGCTTGGCGAGTTCGACACTCTTGTACTAGACGAGGCCCACAACATCCTTCCCAAGCTAAGCGAATACCTGTCAATCACGTTCAGCGAACGTGCCGTATCAAGATACGTGGGCGTGTCGCTGCCTGACAGATCGGCTGACTTATCGGACTGTCTCTCGTGGGCACAGGAAGTCATTCCAGTGTGCCGCGACCGCTACAAGTCACTGACAGCCTCCAAGGCAGACCCACGAGACATCCGGCGTGTCAAGCGGATCGGGATTGATCTGGCTCGGTTCATCAAAGACGCTGACCGGGTGGACTGGCTCTTGAAGCCACAAAACCCGCAATCGCAATATCGCTCGCTGACTTTCCTACCGCTAGACATCAGCAGCTACACCGAGCGGTATCTGTTCCGAGGGATCAAGCGAGTGCTGCTTGTCTCAGGCACCTTGTTCGAGGATGACTTGAAGCCGCTCGGGATCACCACCGGCTACGATTACACGGAAGTTCCTAGCCCGTTTCCAGCCGCACACCGTGCAATCTATTTCTTCCCCTCAACTCCTGCCATCCGCGTGAACGATCAGATGTCCAAGTCTGAGCGGACAGTCTGGCAGCGGCATGTAGACAAGATCTGCGAGCACGAACTATCGTTAGGCAATAGAGGTATTGTCCACACCCGATCGTACAAGCGAGCTGTAGACATGATCTCTCAAAGCCGGCTGTCTAGCGAGCAAGTGATTACTCATGAAAGCGGCTCGCGTGAAACCTCGCAAGCTATCGAAGAGTTCAAGCTCTCGACAGAACCCGTGGCCCTGTTCTCCCCCAGTTTGGAGGAAGGGGTAGACTTTCCATACGACTCCTGTCGCTTCCAGATAATCCCCAAGATCCCGTTTCTGTACCATCGTGACGTGGTGACAGCCGCTCGCATCTCCCGCGACAAGTCCTACGCTGACCGTGAGACATGCCGCACGATGATTCAAGAGATGGGGCGGATTGTCCGCGCGCCGGATGACTGGGGGAGGACATACATTACGGATAGCCATTGGGAGTGGTTCAGAAAGAAGAAGTACTTTTACCGCTGGCTCAGGCTGGCTTACAAGACAGCGCGGCAGATGTCGGATGTCAAACCGATCATGCAGAAGGAGAATACATAATGACAAGAGAAAGGACAGGAAGTAGAGCCTCACGTTGGGCTGACGCTTGTCAGGCAGCGGATCAGGCTCTCTCAAATCTCAAAGAGTTGCAAGACGAGTATCAGGAGTGGAAGGACAACTTGCCCGAGAATCTTCAGTCGTCAGCGGTTGGAGAGAAGTTGGAGGCAGTTTGCGATCTTGACATTGAATCCGCCCAGGACATGATCAGTGAAGCTGAGGGGCTTGATCTGCCTCAAGGTTTCGGCAGAGACTAAGATCAGACCGACTTGCGGCTGATCTCTGATCGATAACAAACAACCCACGACAAGGAGGACAAAACAAGCCCATGGCTAAAGACAAGGAACAGCCCATCTTCCAAGCACTCGGAGTCGATGACTTCGGCTCAACCCGACCCGACGACTTCGACGGTGCGATCAAAGGCGCTCGCTACATTGCGTTCAAGTGGCCCAACAGCCAGTACGGCCATGCGCTGTACGCCGAGATCACCTTCCTGCCCGACCCTGACAGCGGGTTTGAGGAATTCAGCGAGGTTTACAAGGTCGGCTCGCTGAAGTTCAACTTCCCCAGCCTGGACGGCAAGACCCTCGCAGGTCCAGAAGACATCTCAATCGAGGACTACGAAACCCTTGCTGACGATCCCGAAGCTGAGATCGAGGAGGGGATGGAAGAGCTGTACAAGGGTCCGTTCGTCGTCACCGTGGCGAAGTCTGGCGCAGACCGTAAGCTCCCCAACTCCCACTGGTCTCAGTTCATGAAGGCTGTCAAGGATCTCTATCCGCCGGATGATCCCGAGGCTGATCCAGATGGAACGTCATTCCCCACGCAGCTCAACATCGACGCCATGCTCGCGGGCTATCGCTTCCACTTCCTCCGCGTCGATGAAGACAGCACCAAGCGCAAGAAGAAGGACAACGGCAAGGGACCGTTCCAGATCCACGTGCCTACGGACGCGTTGGGGAAGGACGACAGCCTTGCTGCTGATGACAGCGCGGCGAGCAAGAAGTCCAGCAAGGCGAAGCCCGCTCCCGCCGCTGCCAAGAAGAGCAAGCCGAAGCCCGAGCCTGAGGAGGAGGAGGACGAGGACACTGACAGCGACCTGGAGGATTTGGAAGACACCGACACTGAGGATTCCGCTGAGGACACTGAGGACGAAGACGAGTCTGACGAGTCCCGCTACATCGGCATGATCAAGACCATCCTAGCCGGCGCCAAGAAGGGCGAGGGCATGACCACCCAGGCCATCATCGCTCGCTTCGTGGGCACGGCCAAAACCCCCTCTGACAAGTCCGCTGGGATGAAGCTGATCCAGACCCCCAAGTGGATGCAGGCAGCGGACAAGCCGTGGAAGCTGAAGGAGGGCAAGTACTACCCCAAGTAACCTCAGCTCGAACAGAAAGGCAAGACAAGTGGACAAAGAAATGAACGAGCAACAAATGAAAGAACACATCATCATTACCCTCTGGACGCTGCTTCCTCCAGACGTGACACTGGAAGACGCAGATGAGCTTGCAAATAGGTGGTTGACCGATTTGCAGCAACTCCACCACAAGTCGAGTGCCAAGAGGTAGAAAGGGCGAAACGGTCGGCAGGACTCTCCGGGTTCTGTCAACCGTCTCCACTCTGCTAGCTACAGGTGGACTGACGAGCCAAGCTCACAAGAGGTGTAAGGCATGGAAACGACAAACGGTAATGTGATTACTAAGCCGCCAATAGATCGATTTACTAGTGTAGATGGAGTCAAGATCAATCCCTTCCCAGAGAGCGGAACACAAGGTCTCGAAGTGTACGTCAGTTCTGAATTGGTCTTTGCTCTCAAAATGATTGGGACAGAATGCAAATTCAGTCTCAGTCCTCAAGCAGCACAGCAGATGGCCGAATGGATTCTGCAGAAGCTAAACCAGGGCGATTTCTTTCTCGCCGAGTAAGGGGAGATAATACGACACATGATCGATAACAGAGAATCACCCAGGACGGGTTTCAGCTTTGCTCCACTTGTCAACTTGCGAGACGGCAAGCACTTGTCCTACACCGACTCGCGCTATCTCGTCCCTGCCTCTCCCGAGCAAGTGGAGTGTGAGCACTTCTGCTCTGCTCACCCGCACTACGCCTGTACCCGCCGCAAGGCTCACAAGGGAGATCACGCAGCGCATGGTGCGAATGACGGTACGCCGGTGATGTTCGCTCGGTGGAGGAGAGAATGAGCAGAATTGATGCCATCGATATCGAGAAGGAACGCTCCGAAGCTCTGGAAGTCAGACTCGTATCCAGTGGAGTAGAGATCGTTCGCGGTCCTGCCCACACGGGGATCTGCGTCGTGTGCGGGATGACTACCGACGACATTCAGAATCGCCGCATCAACACTCTTTTCAGCGACGATGAGTCTAATTGGTTGGAGTCCTGTAAGTTCTTGCTACGACGACACTGTCGATCATTACCGCGATCAGTGGAACGAGTATTTCAATAGCCAAGGCGTCTAATGAACGTCGAACTTGTCTCCTCCGCGCTGCCTCTGTTCCAGCTCAACCACGAGCGGACAAAAGGGCGGCACGTGTCCACCATCATCTACGATCTCTGTCTACGCCGAGGGATCTACAAGGAGCAAGACCAGTCCGAGATGGACACCACCCGCATGCGGTTAGGACAAGCCTGGGAGCACGCGCTGATTGCTCAGACCCGTCTAGAGCACCCCAACAGGTATATTGAAATCCCAGAGATCGAACTCGACGGAATCTACGGTCATCTCGACCTATACGACACCCAACTACACGCTGTAGATGAGATCAAATGCACTTGGATGTCCAGCCGCCACGACATCGACTCTGACAAGCTCTGGAAGTACCTTGTCCAGTTGCAAGCTTATCTGATGATGATCCGCAGCACAACAGGCAACTTGAAAGTCGTCTATCCACGCGGGGACTATAGAGACAAGATGGTTGACTATCGACATTGGAAGCTGGAGTTTAGCAAGTCAGAGATCGTGAACAATTGGAGAACGTTGCAGACACACGCGGATCTGATGGAAAGAGAGGGACACCAGTGGCAAGCGTGAACAAGAGTGGATATTTAGTCAAGTACATCACTCCTGATGAGGAACACCGGTCCTACGCCTGTGTCGATCGTGAGTCTTTGGCAAGCCTGATCCAACACCTCACAAGTAGAGATATTTCTACTTTCGCGGTTGGTCCAATCGGTCTTCCTCAAGTCCCTTACATGACAATTGCTCATCCCTTCCACATTTGGAGCTGACCTGTGGCGATCATCAAAAAGCGTCGTGTCGATCCCTCCCGCGTCTCCTCAATCTCCGTGGATTGGGACGACGCTCCCACCGAGTTCTCGCTACGTCGTTGCGTGTCAGAGATCTATGGTCCTTCAGGTTCAGGCCGGTCTACCCTCGCCCTCTCGGCGCCTGGACCGATCGCCTATCTCTTCTTTCACGAGAAGGTCCAGGGCATCGTACAGGAGTTCGCCAAGACGAAGCAGATCAAGTGGAAGAAGATGGGCGGCTCATTTCGTGGCAGCGAGTCCAACATCCTCGACAAGGCCAGCGAGGCTATGCGGCGCTTTGAAGACTTCTACTACGACTCCTTTAGCTGGGCTACCACCGTCATCGTAGACACGCATAACGAAGCTTGGATGCTTGAGCGGCTAGGTGAGTTTGGCGCACCGAAACCAGACGGTGGAAGAGTGGATCAAAACTATGCCGCGATCAACAATCGATGGCTCTCAATGCTAAACCATGCTCGCGACGAAGCCGATGCCAACCGCTGCAATACCATTTTCGTCGGCCAAACCGAGTCCGAGTGGAAAGAAGACGCGAAGGGTTTTGGCAAGAAGACGGGCAAGATCGTCCGTATCGACACGAGCGCGAGCCAGAAAGTCTATCTGAAGTCTGACGTGGTAATTCGCACGGAAGTCTCTATCAACCGCCGCCGCGAGCATGAGTTCAAAGCCATTGTAGACAAACCGTGGTGGAATAGCGCATACATGGATTTCGAGATCCCTCTGGGGGACAAGCCTGACCAGTTGCAGTGGCCGGATGTGATGGGGATGATCACAGAGACGGATGCAGAGGAGTGGCGCGGATGACTAACAATCCATCTAATTGCCCGCACGGAATACTTGACGGCGTAGGGTGTATGATCTGTGATACTGACGGAGCAGCAGAATCGTGTTGTCCCGAGTCATCAGCAGAAGCTAAGGCTACAGACTATTTAGTCACAGTCTGCTCAGCCTGCAAAAGAGCCTCTTGCTGGCAGGCGATATTCTTCTGTGACGACTTCTTTGAGGCTGGCACGGTCCAGATGTACAAGAGCGAGCTTCTACTGCTCGGGCTGGAAAATGAGTCTTATTTGGTGTCAGACGATGAACTCAGCAAACAAGCGGGGAGACAATAATGGGATACGGAACAAACGGTCTGACCTTCAACACTCTGCGGCAAGCAAACCTCCGTCGCTTGCCTGAATTCAAGAACGCTCAGGGAGAGATCTGTCACACTCATCCGACTGGAGGTGATTGGTCGTTTAATGATTGGCTTACTGCAGTTGCGGGTGAACTGGGAGAGCTAGCCAATCTTCTAAAGAAAGTTCGTCGTGGGGATTTCACCGTCGAAGAACTCCAACCGCAGATCAGAGACGAGATCGCTGATGTTAACATCTATCTCGATATTCTGGCCCTTCAATTTGACATTGACCTCGGCAGTGCGATCAAAGATAAGTTTAATGTTGTATCAGATCGCGTCGGCAGTAGAGTGTATATTGGTGGTGATGGTGACTGGCATCTACATCCCGAGCCTGAGGGCAAAGACAAGTGACACAGAGAGTAGTTGATTCCTGGGTCGGCGGTTCCTCCCCCTCCTGCCAGTACCGCTACAGGCTTGTCGAGCTTGCTACCGGCGAGTACCAAGTCGAGGTGTCCATGCTTGACGATCCTGACATGGACGAGTTCTACAAGCCTGTCAGGAGAGGGTCTGTGCATTCGGTTGCGGCGAGGCTGGGAGAGCTGCTGCGAGAGGATCACAAGGAACGTCAGATCAACAGAGCAAAGCGAGCCTGACCAATGAGCGTCCAGCCTAACGAGATTGTCCTGTCTTTCCGCTCACATCGAGTCAGAGACAAATCAGGTATCAACAAAGATCCCGCTGCCAAAGCTGTCTACAGTTTCACACGAGCCAGCTACGGTTACTACCGGATTGACAAGTCTCTCGCCTCGCAATACCTCAAGCCTGGAGTTGTCATCCTCCGAGCACCATACGATGATATTCTGGACTGCTGGGGTTGACTCCTGTGCTCATGCTCGACAAGATGGAAGGCTCCTATCAGCTCGCCCTACATGAGCCTGTCCGCTCGATGCTCCCTGTATGTGCTGATTGCTCTGCCAAAACTTCTGTGCCCTGTAAGTCATGTCGCGGGACAGGTCGATTCCTATCCAACCTAGTGAGCGGAGATGTCGCCTTTGCCGGCAACGGTCCTGAGTCGCAAGTGATGATCGGTGTCGAGATCAAGTCCGTCGCGGACATGCTCCAGTCGATGCATCAGGGCAGGCTGCAAGAGCAGATCAAGCGTATGGCTGGTTGCTATGATCTGATCTGGCTGCTGCAATACGGACGGTACCGCGCCAATCCCAAGTCAAAATATCTCTCTTGTCCTAACCCTGTTCAGGTCTACAAGTCTCGCTCCAAAACCCGTCTGCGCGACGGCTGGTACGACATCCGTCTTGACAACAAACCTGTCCCCTACGGCTACCTAGAGGCTTTCAAGTGCTCGCCAAGCCTCATGTCCTTGGGGGTGCAGATCGTCCGCGTCGAGTCGCTGGAGGAAGCCGCTCAATGGCTGGGCGTACTCTATCGCACCTGGACCAAGCCTTTCCACAAACACAGCAGCATGCGGGTGTTTGACAGCTCAGGCGACAAGCTCGGTTCAACACGCCTCAAGACCATGTCCACCTTTCCAGACCTCAGCTCCGATGTCCTGGAGGCCGCCAAGTTCCTGTCTGGCATCCCCGGGATCAGGTACGAGCGGGCTATAGCGATTGCCAAGCACTTCCCCAGCCTTGACAGGATGATCAGCGCGGATGTTGACGACTGGGCTGAGATCAGAATCGAGAGCAGAAGCGGGACGAGTCGCAAGCTGGGCAAGGTGTTGGCGAAGTCGATTGTGCAGTTCTTGACGAAGAAGAGGAGATGACAAATGATCAGGTATCGAATAATATCAGCGCTTACTACAGATGACTTAGAGCAGAAGGTTTCAGAACTAGTTGCCGCGCATTGGATTCCGACCGGCGGGCATAAGTATGTCGGCAAGGAGTTTCACAGAACAGTTCAGCAAGCTGTTTATCTGCCGCTGGGACGCGGATAAATGAAATCCTTGTCATCACAAAAGACTTTGCTCTATCGTAATTACGTCGCCCTGTCTTCAGGTGGTGTTATTGGAGTACAACTAGAGAAGTTTGAAACCAGTGAGGGATTCAACCTATACGTCGAGCAGCCGATAATTAGAGGGTTTGGGATTGGGGCAATATTTGATGACACTTACACCCCGACAGGTCTAGACGAGATGAAGAAAGAAGTCAGACGACAGCTCGCTCAGATCAGTCGTATGTGTGAGACCCTAGCCGCTGAACTGCTCAACCACGCTGTAGAGTTCTCCAGATTGGCAGATGGAAAGATCGATCTTGTAGGTTGTGGGTCGGTAAGCAAGCCGAAGCGAGATGTCGCCACTGTCTCTCCTGTGGACTCTGACGATGACCTGCTCGCTGATCTATTAGACGAACTGGAGTAAGCTACACGGCATTCATAAATTTCCCTTTTCGCTGGTTTCGCGGTACTGGCGCAATCAAAAATATCCAATATGCTTGGAGCGATTTGACCGGCGGTATTCGCAATGTCTTTATCTGGCTGCCGATTATCTGGGAGGACAGATGGTACGACTCTGATTTTCTTCTGAAGATGCTAGAATTCAAGTTAGATCGGATGGCAACTCGATTTGAGAAGCACGGTATCGCAGTCGGAGCAGAACGAGACGCTAAACGGATGAGAATCTGTGCCGTCCTGTGCCGTCATATGATGGAAGACAATTACACGTTTGACGAAGAAAGCAATTGGAAGCCCAGTTACTTCTCCAAAAACAAGACGTGGATGAGAGCGAAGAGTCGTGACGCCGAATATCTCGGTCATCTGCTCGGAAGATACATGCTCGGATGGTGGGACTGACCAGCAGCATGTCTACACCTGTAGTCACTAGATCTCTACTTGACTCTCGCTAGATCTCTGCTACACTCCTGCCTAGAGATCGAGACCCACGAACAAGTCCACCACAGGGCTTGCTCGACATCAGACAAGACAGGAGCATGACATGAGCGTCAAGACGAACCGCAAGTCCGCAAGCACTCCGACTGATGAGCCGGAGCTGACCGCCGTCGATCCGACCACTGACGAGACCAGCACCATCCCTGTCCGCCGTCGTGGCCGTTCGGGTCCCAAGGGTCCGGCTCTGATCTGGAATACGGAACGCCAGCGGGCTCTGGGTAAGCTGATGATCCGCATTTCCAAGAACAAGATCCCTGGTCCGCTGACGACCCCTGTGGTCTCGGCCTACATCACGGGTGCCAGGCCAATCCCTGAAGGCCATGACGACCTCGCAGAGCTGATGGAGAACTTCCGAGGGGTGGAGGATCTCGTGACCGGGGCGAAGCTCATCTCCGCCCGGAACAAGATCAGCAGCGAGATGGTCAAATCTGGTCGGTCGGCACTGCCCGAGTTTGAGCGCACGCGGTCCACGGTTGATGTCAGCGCGTTTGATGACGACCTGGACGACGACGACCTGGAGTAGCTGACAGGTCAGGTCGTGTGCTGGACGTAAAAGGGAGGCGAGCGTAAGAGCCTCCCTTTAGCCTCTCCTGCCTGCCCCCTCTCCCTATTCTCTTTCCTCTGCTCCGACCTGCCAACCTAGCCATCGTCCTACCAAGTGGACGAGTTGTAAAACTTTTCGCCAATCTCTCCCAGCCCATTGACCGGCTATAACAGGCTGTTATACAGTCTGTCCATGGCAACCGAGACAGCACGCGAGACCATCATCCTGACCAACAAGGGACAGCGGATCAAGACAACCTCCCCTGTCCGCTTCTTCGAGTTCCACCAGTCGTACTACGTTGACGGCTTCCGTTGGATCAAGAGCAAGGGAAGCTGGTCTACGAGCGAACTTACCCACGGCGGGATCAAGAGCTACGAAGTGGAGAAGTAGTCATGGCAAACACCAAGCTCTCCAACCGCTCCTCCTGGATCTCCTCGGTCAAGTACCTTCAGACCCTGCCCGGGTTTGGCTCGCGGGTGCTGGTCGTCTTCCCCCAGGACGGACAGGGCGCTTGGGTCTACCGTGAGGTGCCCTCCACTCTTCCCGGACTGCTGACGGCTGGACAGGCCACGAGCAAGACAGGCAGCAAGCAGTCGGTGGGAGCGACGTTCCACCGACTAGTCAAGGGGCGGTACGATGAGCTGTATGTCAAGGATCAGGAGATGGTTGAGGCTCTGAAGCAGATCTGAGAGGAAAGAAAAATGAGATTGTCAACTGCAATGCACAAAATGCTGACTCTGGCTCGCGAGGATGAAGACGGTCGTATCTGGGCCGCTGATGCTCCTGGAGACGCGCAGAGTCAATCCGCGTGGTGGCGAACAGCTAAAGCTCTGGAGACGCGTGGACTGCTGACCTACTCGCGGTCGCACAAAGGTGAGAGGCTGGAAGGCATGACCATCACCGCCAAAGGAAGAGAGGCCGCGAATGTTTGAATCAGACTACTACGAACTCCAGAAGCGTCTCACTGGGCTTACTCAGGAAGATGCTGACGAGATTGTCGAACTCCTCGGCTTCTCTGATCGTGAAAAGCTGTATCAAGCAATCAAGAAGATACATCTTGGAGATGACACAAATGACTAAAAAGCAAAGCAGTAAGGTCTCAGAGCGGAAACGCACGATGGCTCTAGATGGTTTGACACCTCTAGCAGAGCGGACAGGTCTCGACGGTGTTCACCAGATGGACTTTCGAGCGCTGCAAGTGCCCGTCATCTTCAGAGTTTCTATCGACACAGCAGGACACCAAAGGACGGAATACGTATGAGACACGACACAATCGACCGAGCTTTGATCGTTCAAGTCTGTGAACAGCCTCCACGGCGCGAGCTTGCCCTGTCAGAACGTCCGCTGGTGTGGTTGGTCGAACGTCATTCTGTTTTGAGCAATTGCCTTGCCCTTAAATTGGTCAACTCTATGGAACTTCGGGTCGAGATCGAGAGCATCGAAGACGAGATCATCGACCACTACCTGATGGGCGAACTGGAACGCACTAAGCGACTTGATATCAGCCTGTGGAAGCGTGCTCAACAGATCATCCAGAGAGGATCAAACCGGTGAACAAGTTGAAGCAAGAGATGACGAAGAAGATTGTCGATTCGTTGATCATCAACTTTCCAGATACGCCAGCAGGCAAGATCTCTGATGTCGCTGCGCAGTTGGCAGACATCCTGGGAGACATAACAGAAACTTTTGGGGAGAACAAGTCATGAACCCGCACATCAGCGCCTCAACCCGTCCCTCAACCCTCCAATGGAAGGTCGGCAAGCCTGTACGCGTCTGGCCGCTTGTCCTCTCACTGAGCCTTGCTGCTCTGCTCATCCTGCTGTTGTCCGTTGTGGCTATTCAGCGTGTAGCGACCCGTCGAGCCGTCCGCGCTTGCGACACGGGTCACATGACCTGCCGTGTCTCCATGGGCTACTCAGCGCTACGTGTCAAATCGGAAGACGCTGCTGAGGACCAGACCGTTTGTGGTGACGGCTGGCGAGCTTGTGTAGACGCTGCGAGTGAAGGGAACATCCAATGACCATTGAACACGCTTCACATGAGACTTCTGCACGGCAATCACTTATTACTCTGCCGTTCACTCTCAATGATGGTGGCAGATCTCACTCCAAGCGACCCAAGCAACGAAACGATTGTGTGGTCCGCGCCCTGGTTCTGACCACTGGGATGTCCTACGACGACGTGTACGATGTTCTGAGAATCGTTGCTAGGCGAAAGTCTGGACAGAGGTTTGATCTGCGCGGATTTCTTGAAGCGACTGGGAATCAGTTCCACAACTCTCATTTCGACTGGAAATCCTATCCAGCGATCAAAGGATACCCGCGACTGGACCTTGGGACGTTCTGCCGTAGAAACCCGACAGGCACATTCATTGTCAAAGTCTCGAAACACGTACTAGCGGTGATCGACGGAGTAGCTATTGACGATGCTCCGATCTCTCACAAGCGATGTGTCTACGGGTCGTGGCAAGTCACTCGATTGGAAAGGATCTCATGAACACTGATCTATTATCACTCTTTGCAGAGTACGATCAAGCCGACAAAGATGTCGAACTCTTACGTATCGAACTGGAGGGGGCTCTAACCAAGCGCTCACAGTGCGTGCGAGCCATCCGCGACTCTGCCCAGTCAAGCGGCCCGTTCAATCACAACGGCCACGCCTGCAAGATCGTCCAGCGTGGCGAGACGTTCTTTTTCAGAACGAGTAAGATGGTCAGTGTGGACGCGTCCGCAAGTAAGGAGGACAAGTGAACAGATCCATCGAAGAACTTCAACGTGCATGGCTCAACAGCGAAGACTGGCAAGCGGGTCTGAGAGCAGTCTATGAACTTGGACGGCAAGACACCGCCGCGAGCCCTGCAAGTCTACCTGTCAGGATTCGCCAGGAGGTGATGGGTCCTCACTTCGCCAAGTATCACATCGAAGGTCTGCCCATCCCTGCTGTCTTGCATTATATCACTCAGGCTGAACCCCATGCCGACCCACACGATCACCCCTGGGGGTTTACGAGCTTTGTGATCACTGGCGGGTATGAAGAGGAGATTTTCTACTCGGACGGTACTAGTATTTTGGAGAGTCATTGGTACGGCGAGAAACATCGCATATCAGCAAGACGAATTCATCGAATTGTCAGACTGCTAGACGGTGAATGTTGGACCCTCGTCCTCCCAGACCCTTGGGAGCGCAAGCCTGGATTCTACCGCTGGGACGAGAACGGCCAACCGCTGTACCGCCCGTGGGACCGAGAAGACTTTCAGCCCCTCCAATCCGAATAGCAGTCTCTTATTCTTACGGACGAAAGAAAGGCGAGACACGACATGAGCAACTTCAACCTCATCAAAACCGCTGTAGCGCGGCAGTTCAACCTGCTCCAACAGCATCCCATGTTCCGCGTGGAGATCGACAAAGATACGCTCTGGAATACTTATCTGTCAAGTTTTCCTCCGGGCACGAATCCGATCTACCGCGAGCGCACCGAGCACGACTGCTCTTGCTGCCGTCAGTTCATCCGCACAGTGGGGGATGTCGTCGCTGTGATCGACGGTCAAGTCGTAAGCCTGTGGAGCGTCGAGACAGGCGATCCGACGTTCGATGCTGTCGTTAGTGCTCTGGCTGAACAGGCTCTCTCATGCCCCATCGCTGAGCCCTTTCTCCATTACGAAGCAACCGCAGGGACGGATCGCAATTTCGAGATCGACCCCAACAGCGTCTCTGAGTCTCCCAGCGTCAAAACTTGGACACACTTTTTCGTGAACATCGACCGCAAGTTCGTCAAGCCCAAGTCCGCCATTCCGACTCTGCTAGGCGAGCAGCGATCTGCACACGACGTGTTCCTGCGTAGCTTGCGAGAAATCACTGACGATGCGATCGACACCGTGCTTGAACTGATCGCTCAGAACTCTCTCTATCGCGGCGAGGAGCACAAAGCCTCCGTGCTCGCCTTCAGGGATCTCAAGCGACGGTTCAACAGTGTTACTCGAGATATGTATGACTATCCGCAAGAGGCTCTGGAACGCGAACAGGATATCTTCGCCTGGAGAGTCACTGGAGAGGCTGGCGGAGCGCTGTCTCGCATCCGCAACACCGTCATCGGCTCTCTGCTGACCGACCTCAGCGAGGGTAAGGACTTGGAAGATGCTGTAAAGTCTTTCGAAGCCAAGGTTGCGCCGATGAACTACAAGCGCCCCTCTGCTCTGATCACAAAGGGAATGATCGACAAGGCCAAGCAAAAGCTGAGCGAACTAGGTCTAGCCTCTGCTCTTGATCGTCGCTTTGCAACCCTGCAAGATATCACCATCAACAATGTTCTCTTTGCCGACCGAGCTACGCGCAAGACAATCGCCGGAGACGTGTTCGATGATCTAGCCACGACAACTGGAAGCAGAGCCAAGCCCCCGAAGAACCTTGATAAGGTAGAGGAGGTTTCGATCGATCGGTTCATCTCTGAGATCGTTCCGCGTGTCGAATCAATCGAGATCATGCTGGAGAACCGTCATCAGTCAAACCTCGTTTCGCTGATTGCTCCCAGCGATCCGACTGCTCGACATCTGTTCAAGTGGCCTAATAACTTTTCGTGGTCGTATGTCGGAGAAGTAGCCGACGCGATCAAGGAACGTGTCAAGCAGGCTGGCGGCAACGTGACAGGTGACCTGTGCTGCCGGTTGGCGTGGTCGAACTACGATGATCTGGATTTTCATATGGTGGAGCCTCGCGGGTATGAGATCTATTTTGG